AGGGAGTAGAACACCGTAGAACCAGTCTGCTGCACGCTGTAATTCAGACCCAGTAGTGCCCCACAAAATGTCGTCACAGAGAACAACATCAGGGTGGAATCCACGAGTTCCCCCGCCGACGGACTTTGCCATGATACGGCTACCGTTGGTGAACTCAAAGTAGGTCTTGCGCCACGGTTTGCCCGAAGGAATCAGTTCCTTTAGGCACGGCGAGTTCTGAATGTTCTGTCGAATGAAACGCATGTGCTCGAGCGTCTGTTCCAACGAGTGAGAGAAAATCATGATGTGCGTGCCGGGTTTGAATGCCGCAATCCACAGCGCGTAAGACATGAAGAACACGGACTTGCCATGGTCGCGACTTGCTTTCACGCAATAGTAGCGGTTGTCGCTCAACCCCTTATCCCACATGCCGTGATGGTCGGCGTAGTCGAACCCTAACACCGTCTCAAAGAAGTATTTGAAAGAGCGAGTGGACATCTTCTTGTCCATCTCAAGGACAAGTGTCTGCATTTCAGCGGACTTGTCACTCCCCACCGTTCATTCCCCCCATAAAGCCCTCTTGTAGTCTCTTTGCTTGTTCTTGAGTAGCCTTGACTCCACCCGCAGGAGGAGCAGGCTCACTTCCCTGTTGCTGTGGTTGGAAAGCCGCCGCCATACCTGTTGCCGTCGTGGGTATCGGAGCGGCGGTCATAGGCTCAGCCACGTTAGGCTGAGCGGGCTGAATACCAATGAGAGAGGTGAGGTTAGTTTGACCTGCCGGGGCACCGGGCGCTTGTGATGCTGGGTTAAATTGAGGCACAGGCTCGAACACATCGGCGTTGTAGGCACCACCTCGCATGTCGAAGGGTCGGTTTGCTGTCGTAGGAGATGCTCGGCGACGAGCCCCCACTAACGCTGCCTCATGGGTAGGTAACGCTCCCGGCATGTTGTGTGAGAGAATCGACTCCAACTGCTCAACGCTATAGTCGGAATAGGGAGACGTCATTTGTGACCTTTGCTGAGTAGGCGGCTCAACGGTGGGCGCTGCTACGGCGACAGGTTGTCGAGCGGCGGCTCGCGCTGCTTGTGCTGCACGCGCTTCATCCACTCTCTCTCTTACACCGACGCTCCCTGCGCCAAGACGAGCGCCTACCTCTCCACCTATGTTTGTCAGCATAGGTGCGGCTTGTCCGTAGGTGGCTTGCGCTCGTAACGCACCACCACCAATGCCTTGCTCAAGACCGGCGCCAGCCGCTCCTGCTGATTCAAGACCACCGAGGAAGGAAAGACCAGCAAGCGCTCCAGCGACCCCACGCCCAAACTGACGTCCGCGAACACCAACATCTGCTGCTCTTGCGCCTCGTAAGTTCGCTCGCTCCCTGACTTCATGTGAAATCGGTTGATTGTAGGTTTTCTGACTGTTTGTGAAGCGGTCGTAGGCATCAGCACCATAGCGTTCAGCGTATGAGCGAGGTTGCCCCTCTTTCGCCCTACGTTGGGCCTGAAGACGTCCACGAGTGTATTCGTCCATGTCAACTTCAGTCGCTGGCCTGTTTTGATTTGCGAGGAAATACTCCTGTGGGCTCATGCTGTAATCCTGAGCCAGCGCCGCCTCAGCCTCGCGGGCTTGATGACGAGCAGTCGATGCGTCAAGCGGAGTCCTGCGGTCGAGCGGACCCCTGTCAGGCAATTTCTTGTCTGTAGAGTTGCGTCCAAGCGTTTGTTGAAAAGCCAACTCAGGACCACTGCTCCCGATGTTGACAACAGGCTCGATGGCCTTTCGCACGAGGACCTTGCTCATCAGATGCCCCCTACACTGATTTTGACAACCTTCACTACGTCAGATGAGACGTTCAGTCGCTTGGCAATACGTTCCCAGTCACCCATTTGATGAGCGATGGAGCGGACATCCACTGGAGTGAGGCCCATGTGCTTGGCAAGATAGCGCACCCCGTGCTCATCTGCAATGTTGACTGGGCGAGGTAGGGCATTTTTCACAACGCGTGTCTCAAGCAAAGCAGCGTCGCGCTGCATGCTCTCCATCGCCTTCATCAATCGGTCGGTTTCGGGAAGCACGTTGTCTTGGCTTTTCATGTATTCAGTAAGCAAACGTTGACGAGGGTCACCGAATGATTGCTGGAACTGTTGTTCCTGAGGAGTCAGGGCACCAGTTCCTGCCGTTGGCCCAAACCCTGTCATTCCCATAAACTGGCGGAGCGTTGCGGGGTCGGCTTGACCAACACCTGCTCGAGCGGCTTGCTGCTCAGGTGTCAGTTGCCCGAGAGGCATAGCATTCGCGCCACGAACTGCCACTTGCCTGCTTGGGTCTCTTGCCACGGGGGGTGTCCCAGCAGGAGGAAGAGGTTCGTTCTGAGTAACGGGGCGACGAGGAGCGGGTTCAGGACGAGTTGGCGTTGAAGCCATAGCCGTGGTCGACATAGCCAAGTCAGTGAAATAAGGGACGTGACCGGGGATTGCTTCGATGAGTTCGTCAGGGTAACCCATCACTGTGCGTCCAGCAAGACCGCCTTCGGGAAGTTGCTCGGGCACATCACGATGCTCATCGTGACCGAATGCGCGAGCCATCATAGTAGCAATACCCTCAATGGCTTGACGTCGAGCATCGACATTTTCTTGCTCGATGCCCTCGTGGCTAACGCCGAGTTGCTGAAGAATCTCGGGCTCAGGACTATAGTGGCGAAGATTGCTCGTGCCATCTTCATGAGCCCCTGAAAGCATAGCCTTCACATACATTTGAGCCATATTTTTGTGAGTGCTCCCGTTTTTCGTCGGGTGTTTATTTCCTGACATAAACTCAGGCTCAAGGGGGACGTGTTGCCCTTGAAGCGCGTGTTGCATCAGGTTGTCATATTTCGTTCGATTCCCTTCTTCATCAGGGTCACCACCAAACGCGTCAAGCAAGTGATTGAAAATTCGAGCCCCTGCGGTAGGGCGAGTTTGCCCACCTGACTTAAGACGCCCAAAGAGAGCAGTAAGCGCAGATGTTCTACCCAACTCCCCGAGAAGATTTTTTGTCATCTCTTCACTTTGAAGCACGCTTTTGAGTGACTGCATCGAGTAGTTGGTGCCACCTGAGGTTTGCGCTGTATTGATGGGCACCATCACGTCAGGGACGATTTCAGGGTTTTCAGCAGCCCGCTTAAGCGCTTGCTTGATGTGCCCTCGTGCGCTACGCATGGTTTCCGCCGCAGGTGTTTGCTGACGGGCCAGTTTGTAGTGCATGAGGTCAGGAGCGTGTCGAATAACCGACCATGATTGTATTTGGTCGAAGGCGGGGTCGAAATTGACGCCGCCGGGGGCGTTCGTGATGTGCGAATCCGGTAGTTCACCACGAGGTCCAATGATGTCACCGCCGCGTCCCTTAAGACGTCGACCAGCGGGATGAGCATCGTCGATTGAGAGATGCCCTCTCGAAGCCCATTCAGTATTGGCGATAGTGTCGAGTCCCATCTCCTGAATGATGCGCTTAAGTTGAGAGTGATAGGGAATAGAATAGGATTCGATGAAGTGTCCGACTTTTTCTTGACGGTTTGGGCGATTGGTAAAGGCTGTCGTAAAGTGACCGTCAACGCTCGTGTTTGGCCGACGAGTAGGCTCCATGTTCCCGTTGTAAGGTGTAGCCTTAATTTTGCGCCACTCCATAGAATCAACGTCAGGAAGGTGATGATGCCTGCTCTCATCTTTGTGAGCAGCGTTGTATTCGTCAATGGCTCGTTGAAGGATATTCTTCGCCTCGGCTGGGTCGAGCCCCTTCCCAGCAAGCGCTTCTCCGAGGTGATGCCACACTGCGTCATGGCCGTGATGGTGGTCGAAACCATCAGTGTGGTAGGCCATTTCTCCATGCTTACCTCGACGGAAAGAGCCGGGGATTAATTCACCCATACCGGGATGACCTGAAGAGTGAGGTCGATACGAACCGTAGTGCGCGAACAACGGAACGTCAGGCGTGTTCGGGTCACCACTGAATGCTTCAGGCGGTGGATTTGACAAGAGATGGGGGACACCCCCATAGAAAGCATAGTTCCCATGACCTTTCAGAATGATGTCCGCAGACTTGACGATGCGAACGAACCTCATGCTCGGTTGCCTCCCCGACCAGTCAGATAACCGATTGGGTCAAGGCCAAAAGTCCGGGCATCAGTTTCATCTTCAGTAGCGCCCTCAGGACGGGTCGTCTGCTTCGGATTGTTGCCGGGATATTTAGGCAGCGTCGAGGCTGCACCAGCCGTATCAGGTGCACCCATGTTCTTCTTTT